ATCTTTTTTTGCATACTCGCAGCCATTCGCAAGCCCGATAGCTCGCAACTAAGTTCGTCACAGAACTTTGTCAGTCGCTCAATCTCCGCGTGCTGGCGGCGTAGTTCGGCTTCAACTTGGTTGTGCACAGTCGTATTCCATGTGCGGCACCAATCAGCAAGCCGTAGGGCTTCGGGTTGTTCAGTCATGATTTTTCTCCTGTGATGCCGTGCGCTGCTTCGATAGCGCGAACGAACTGAAGCCTGCCAGCAACGCTATCAAGACAGTTCGCCGCCAATTCCCATACCCGCTCCTCCGTCAGCGGCTGGCGCTGTGCGGGTGGGGCGGTGTTTTTAAAGGTGCAATACTCTTTTGCATCACCTTCATCAACAAAAACCGCTTGTGCATGTGCCGCAATCGCTTCATCCAAGGGACATTTCATGTTTCCCTCAAAAACATCTCGCCACACCACATAGCCGCGACCGTTTACCCACTGGTATTTGAGTGGCCACTTTGGCTTGTGCGCTTCTTCCGGCAGTTCGACCCAGCCTTCGACTGCGTTCCAGTAACCAAGCGGCTCCTGCACAGGTGCCGCGTAGAGCTTTGTGCCTGCGGGTAGCTCAACAGGTACAACGGGGACAACCATGCCCTCAATGATTTGGGAGTCCTTCATTTCGCCCACCGGCTTCTGCTGTGCTGCTGGCTGATGTGCAAGCCCATGAAAATGCGCGGCCAGTTCACGGGCCTTGTGCTTGTTGATGCCTTCTCGCACGAGATTGACCGCGACGGTTTCCACCCATGACGAGGGCACAGGCGCTGGCTGTGCTGCGGGTGGTGCTGCGTAGAGGGCACCATAGCCATCCCATCCTTTAACTCGGGTGATTATGTTTTCACCGTGATTAACCCACGCCACCGGCTTCTCAGCCTCTGCGATTGCGGTTCGGAGGGCCGTGATGGCTTTGTCCACCATCTTCTTGTCAAACCTCTGATATGGATCAGCCCATGACTTGCCACCATCACAAGTTTTCAGCGCCTCCAGCGCCTGCTTTGCCGCTTCAATCAACGTAGTCATAGCTCACACCCTCCTTCAGTAACATCGCATCGCGATAGTGGTGTTTGAACTTGGCCCATTGGTCATCTCTGATGTCCTTGTACATGCACCACGAAAACAGGGCGTACCAAACCCACTCGTCATCTTTTTTGTTGAACTGGCTCATCGCATACATCATGGCATGAGCCACCGCTATCTGCGCCTTGTACAAGTCAACGAGAATCACAAGCATTTGTTGATCAGTCATTCTTCACCCCTGATCCACACAACAGTGCCGCCTGTATGCTCGAAATCTTCGTGCTTCAGACGGATGTAAGCCTGACCAGCTACACCAGCATTTTGGACATAGCCTTGGATGCCCCAAGACTTGACCTCAGTGACTACAACTAAGCAGGCACCAAACATCTCTTTGTCAGGATTTACTTGCACAATGTCACCGATGTTCATGCCAATGACCTCCACTTGCTTTTTGGCTCGTTGGCACGCTCAACGTAGAAATGAATTAGAAAGTTGAATATTTGCGCATAGGTCATGTCGATGCCCGTGTCGGCGCGAATGCGGTCACGAATCAAGTCTATGTCTTGTGAAACCGGCACTGTAATACGTTTGGTTTTAGGGTTGATCATGTTACTTTTCAAAAGTCAAAGTGAGGTGGAGGCCTCGATTTGGGTTTTAACTTGTCGCAGCAGAAAGCCAGAAAATGCTGCGAATCGCCATCCTCGAATGCTGGCTTAACAGCCCCCAAAAAACTCAATACTTATCGCTAGTTGCAGGGGCGTCAGAAGATTGCTCATCACTGACATCGCCGGCAGTTTCAATGGCGCGTTGTGTTTCAATCTTGGCGCGCTCCATAAGAGCACTAATAACCGCCGAGTCCTCAATGGCTTTAATCAGGCTGAATGTGACCTTGAACTGCGTTTTGGCATCAGGCACCACAGCAATTTCGCTAATCACAGCCAAAGGCGGCCGCCGCAATGTAGTTGCCACCGTCTGCACATAGGTGCTGTAGTTCTTAAGACTGGTAACAGGTGGACGAAGCGCGGCAACCTCGGCAGCTTGAACAGCCTCAACCGAGCCAATGCTATCAGCCGGAATCACCAACAAACGGCGCGTTTCACGGCAAGCTTTGCCTTTACCCCCATTCGTTGCTGAGCCCCATTCATTCTTGGGGCAACCTTCACATGCGTCATGTTGCTTGCCTTCGGCGCGGTCAGACGGGCCCATGCCTGTGGCAATGGCTGCAATGGCAAAACACTTTGGCCCAACCAACTTGGTGGGGTCATACCTGGTATCGTAGTACAGCCGCTCAATTGGCGCTTGCAAAATCACACATTGCAGCTTATTGCCTGTGATAGGGTTGCCTCGGTAGGTCAGGACGCCACTTTTGGTGGAAAGGAAGGTAGCACCAAGGCCGGATTGCTCCGCCTTCACTGAGTCCACGGCCATTTTGGCCAACTCATCTTCAAACAATGCGACTTGATTTTTCGACATGATCTAAGCTCCTTGTAACATGTCACTTGCGACGAACACTGAGTTCCCAAACATCCGACGTGGATGTTCCGGGGATAGACTCGCCTGCTTCCCAGCGCTCACGGAATGCAGTCGAGGACAGCCGCTTATGCAGCAATTCAAATTGGCCAGTTTGCGCAACGTAGCCGTAAAAAGCCTGCCAGTCATCAATGGCAGGGTGCCGCACCAGCTTCATGGACAAGGACGCCTTGTCGCTGGCGGCCTGCGTAATGCCAGCATGCGACATTAAATCCATGATGTCTTTTTCAAGACCGGCAAGGTCATTGGTGCATTTGCGTACATCTTCAGACAAGGCTTCACGCCGAGCCTTGATTTCAACGTACTTATCGATGAGGTCTTTGATGTTCATAGTGCTGCTCATTTTATGTCGTTAACGCCACGGTATTGCATCTCGCTTATGAGCAATTGCATTTCACACTCAGGCCCAACCCAGCCAATAGGCTTGACCACGTCATACTGGCTGCCTCGCACGGAGCGTATGTAGGCATTGGCCGGTTCTTTGCGCATGTTGGACTGATGCACTATGTCAAACAGCTTATCAAAAGGCATACCCATGGCGTGTGCGCAGCCCATTGCAACGTAGACCAGGTCTACCAACGCATCCGCCGCGTCGACTAAGTGCCCCTCCTCCACGGCGCGAAGATACTCACTAAGCTCTTCAAGAATGAACCGCGCAAAGTAGCTGGTTTCAGCCGGAGTAAGAAACGCAGGCGTAGCGCCGATTGGCAATTGCATGGCCTTGCGAAACTCACCCACCATTTCAAAGTTCGTCTTTCCAGTCATCAATAGGTCCTCCATTACGAATTTCATCGGCGTTGGCCTGCAGCATGCTACGAGGCCCAGGTTTTTCACATGCCATAGCGTTGTCATCAACCAGCTGGGCGTCAAACTCTCGCTGTGCAGCGGCAATAAGTGCTGCAAGCTCATGCAACCGCTCCGACCGTGCATCATAGTTGGTGTAACCAGCTTTTAGCGCCAGTTGCGCAACGTCAATATGCTGTAAGTTCATACCATGGCCTCCTCAAGGAGGAGGTCTTGCAGCCAGTGCGGCTGTGGGCTGCGGCCTTTGTTGTACACAAGGGGCATTGTTGCGGCCTTGCTGGCGTAGTACTTACGGTAAGACGCCAGGTGATCGTCGGACTTGTACTCGTCGGGCATTGCCAACGTAGGCGGCGTCCAGCGTAAAGGCAAGTCCATCATCGCAGGAGGGGCATACATAAGCTCACGGAACCACACACCGCGGGACTTGTGATCATGGCCATAGCGCCAAAAAAACTGGCGGCCAAGACCGCTAGCCAAGTCGCTAAGCCACTGATAGTTAAGACGGGATTGGCGGACCCAGATGGCAGATGGGTGATTGGCATGAGTAGGACGATACGACACCTTGTGGCCATTGCCAAAGTGATGGTGCGCAGTGGCCAGCAATTGGCAGGACTCGATAAGCATTTTGCCGACATGCTTGTCGCAGTGATACTGCGCGGCAATCAACGGCAGCTGATGCAGATAGAAGATGTTCATGGTACTACCTTTCAAAAATCAACGGTGAGGACAAGGTGGACAAGTTGCAGCAGCCGGGTGAGTGACTGCTGCTGAGAGCAATTATACACCTAGTCGTGACAGGCGAGGACTGCGGACTCTTCAATCATTGCAACTGTGTCTATGGACAGCAACTCGCGGATGTCAACGCCCTTGACCTTAGCGGTGATGAGGTAGGCCTCGGCGGAGAAGGCGGGATCGATTTCCGTTGCGGTTTGGCCTGGGACAAACTCAAGCTCGCAGTCAAGCTCGACGCCTTCAACCGTAGCAACATGTGTGATGATGTTCATGGCTCAAACCTCCACGATGGCGGGGTTA